CTTTGAGATGTTTCCTGATGTTAAAACTTCTGGTACTGTGACACGTAAGCAGTTGCTCGAAGTTCGTAGCAAAAACAAAATCGACTACCATCCTCTTTGGCTGATGCAAGATGTAATCGGTCGTGGGTTGTATTCTATCAATGGTGGTAAACCTGCAGTAGCAGTTGTGGGTAATACCGTAGTTAAAACCAAACCAGAACCTGAAGAATCTTTTGTTGTGGACTATTCAAATACTAAAGCACTAATCCCTAAGAAGGACAATAACTTTGTTCCCTTTGGTAATTACTCAGACTTGGAAGTTATCATTAAGTCAGGTATTTTCTATCCTGCATACATTAGTGGTCCAACTGGTAATGGTAAGTCAACCATGGTTGAACAAATTTGTGCCAAGTATAAGAAACCTTTGATTCGTGTTAACCTAAACATGATGACTGACGAAGAGCAACTTATTGGCTCCAAAACTTTGGAGAATGGTAACGTACAAATTGTTGAAGGACCAGTTCTGATTGCTATGCGTACTGGTACGACTCTGTTGCTTGATGAGATCGATGCTGGCTCTGCCAATACTTTGCTGTGTTTGCAGCCGATCCTCGAGGGTAAACCTTATTACTTCAAACTCAAGAATGAGATGATTGTTCCTGCTGATGGATTCAATGTTATTGCAACAGCGAATACTAAGGGTAAGGGTTCAGACGATGGTCGTTACATCGGTACTAACATTCTGAACGAAGCATTCTTGGAGCGATTTGCTGTTACTTTTGAGCAAGAATATCCTGCTGCAAAAGTAGAAATTAAAATTATCAAGAATCTCATGGAAACTTATTCGTGTATTGACGAAGAGTTTGCAGAGACACTCGTTAAGTGGGCAGATGCAATCCGTCGCACTTTCGAGGATGGTGGTGTGGATGAAACCATTACGACTCGTCGTATGATTCACATCGTTCGTGCGTTTGCGATTTTCAAGAATCGTCAGAAAGCAGTTGAACTCTGTTGCAATCGTTTCGATGCTGCAACTAAAGCTGCATTTATTGACCTTTATGATAAAGTTGCAAACCCGCAACCAGAACCTGTAGTAGAGCAAGCACCAGTTGTGCAAGAACCTACTCAGGAAGTTCCATTTTAATTTGACAAATAATGGGTTTTAGTGTATAATTGTTTTTGTAGTTGATTATTAACTTTGAAAGGTGTATATATTATGAAAAAGTTTGCAGATCTGTCTAAAGCACAAAAAGCATTTTGCGTGCGTATTCTGGATGTTTGTCCGCAGTATAAAACTAAGAAAGATCTTACTTGGAAAGAGTTGCTTGCTGGTTACTTTCTTCTGAAAGAACAGCGTGGCTCTACTGGTGAGAAACTCGGTTTCCCTATGTGGCTTCAGAAAACTAACATCGTTGGACGTGGTACTTATCAAATGCCATGGCCATCTGAGAAAGAACTTTCTGAGTATGTTGCTGCCAAGTCTGCTCCTAAAGCAGTGAAAGTGAAACAACCTAAAGTTGTTAAGGTTAAAACCCCTAAAGCAACTGCTCCTAAGAAAACTCGTTTGGAGCAAATTGTTGATGAGTCACCTACTCACGATCAAGATGTTGAAGATTTCAATGCAATCTTGCGTGAGAATGGTATCGAAGTTTAATCTTCTAGTTTCCAGTCGGGGAAGAGGTAATGCCATCACCTCCCCCGATCTTTTTATTGATGGCGATTAATTATGGAGATATTTTATAATGTCTAAACAAGATCTACTTTTGAAGCATTTGAAGAACGGTAAGGTATTTACTGCCAAGCAGATTACTGCATCTTTTGGTATTGCACATCCTGCTAGCACAATCCGTAATCTGCGTGAGCAAGGTTATTGTGTTTACGCAAATGACGCAGTTGTGAATGGCTCTAAAGTTGTTAAGTACCGTATGGGTCAACCTTCACGTCGTATGATTAGTTTGGCTGCTCGTATTTCAGGTTCCAACTTATTCACACGTGGTTAATCAGAGTCGTATCTCCACAGGACAAGTGCGTCCTTTCGCTGAGCAGACTTTAAACTAAAGAGCGATAAATCGATGCAGTCGACATTTGCTGGTTTGAGACTATAAAATGATAAACCAGCACTAATTTTTGTAGTGGAGATATAATGGCAACTAAAGAAGAAGTTAAAAAATCCCAAAACGCCACTACAGGTGGTCGTAAATTTGATGGTGGCAAACTACAATATGGTTTGATTCCACCTTTGGCATTAAAAGCAACTGTAGAGATTCTAACATTTGGTGCGGAGAAATACGAACCAGATAATTGGAAACATGTTCCAGATTCTAAGCGTAGATATTTTGATGCAATGCAAAGACATCTCTGGGCATGGAAAGAGGGAGAGCAAAACGATCCCGAAACTGGAAAGAATCACTTGGCGCATGCAATGTGTTGCTTGATGTTCTTATATGAACACGATGTGAAATATTCTAAAGATGAAAAATAATTTTACTTTTATGTATTTTGAGAGTAAAATAAGAATACATAGTTATGTTACATTTGAATAGGAGAAACAATGAAGTTATCTAAAGAAACAGTTGCAGTAATTAAAAACTTTGCTGGTATTAACAGCAACCTGTTGTTGAAGCAAGGTAATAAACTTGCAACAATCTCATCGCAGAAAAATGTGATGGCTGACACGACAGTGGCAGAAACATTCCCTGACTTTGGTATCTACGATCTCAATGAGTTCTTGGGTGCCATGTCTTTGTTTGAAGATCCTGAACTTGAATTCAGCGATAAGTATGTGACTATCAAACAAGGTAAGAGTACTATCAAATACTTCGCTGCATCACCTGAAGTATTGACTGCTCCACAAAAGGCGATTACATTCCCTGAAGCAGAAATCAATTTTAAACTAACTGCGACTCAGTTGGATATGATTCGCAAGACTGCTGGCGTTCTTCGTAGCGAAGACTTGTCTATTATTGGTGACGGATCATCTATCACTGCAGTCGTTGGTGACAAGAAGAATTCTACAGCAAACTCTTTTAATGAGAGCGTTGGAACTACAAACAAAACTTTCAAAGCAAACTTGAAAGTTGAGAACCTAAAGATGCTTCCTGGCGATTATGATGTGAGCATTTCTTCCAAGAAGATCTCTCGCTTCAAAGGTGCTGGAGATTTGGTTTATTATGTTGCTGTTGAAGCAGACTCAACATTTGAGTGAGTTATTGATGAAAAGAACGGATATATTTACATATCCAATTTGGCAGTGGGATAATTTGGCAATAGACAATTCTAAAGTTGCCAACCATGCATATACACTTAGAACTAAAGACCCCGAATATAGAAATCCAGAGGGACATTCTAAATATACGCTAAAGTGGAAAAGTTTTAATTTAACAAATAAAGACTTTTTACCATTTCCAGAAACTGCAAAACTAATGAAGATGGTTTTTGATTTAGTGAACCCATGCTTTAAAGAATTAAACCCCAGACCGACAGTTAATCTTGTTGTTGATTCTGTTTGGTTTAACATTTATCCACCTGGATCTCATCTAGAAAGTCATCCACATCCTGGCAATGTTTTATCTGGAACATATTATGTTAAAGCCAAACCTGAGTGTGGTGACTTAGTATATTTCACTCCAGATGTTAGTACATATTATAATTTTGCAGCCAAGTATTTTCAAGATCGAAATAACATAACTGCAGTTAAACATTATGTGCCACCAGTTGAACATTCTTTGGTAGTAGCTCCATCAAATATACAGCATGCAGTTAAAGAAAATAGATCAGATGATGATAGAATTTCTTTCACTTTTAATTTAAAGGTTATTGACTCACATACCCATACACCAAACGACAGATATTTTTGATATTTAATTTTGTTATAAGGAATTTATTATGATTGAATCACGTGATGATTTGTTTCTGTGGGTAGAGAAGTATCGTCCGCAAAAAATTGATGATTGTGTTCTCCCTGAATCGTTGAAACAGACATTCAGGGAATATGTATCTAAAGGACAGCTACCAACTTTCTTGTTTTGCGGAACAGCTGGTGTTGGTAAAACCACCATTGCTAAAGCACTTTGTAATGAAGTTGGAGCTGACTATATTATGATTAACGGATCTGATGAAGGTCGTTCCATTGATACTCTGCGAACCACAATCAAGAACTTTGCGTCTACAGTTTCTTTGACTGATGCCAAAAAGGTAGTTATCGTTGACGAAGCAGACTATATGAATGCTGAGTCCGTGCAGCCAGCTTTACGTAACTTTATTGAGCAGTTCTCTGGCAACTGTTCTTTTATATTCACCTGTAACTTCAAAAATCGAATTATTGAACCCCTACATTCTCGTTGTGCGGTAGTTGAGTTTAAGATCGATTCCAAAGATAAGCAGGAGATCGCAGCTACATTCTTTAAGCGTGCAGCACAGATCCTTAAACAAGAGAATATTGAGTTCGACCCAAAGGTAGTATCAGAACTCATCATTAAACACTTCCCTGATTATCGTCGTATCCTAAACGAACTACAGCGTTATTCTGTTTCAGGTAAGATTGATTCGGGCATCCTTATTAATGCCAGTGCAGAATCCTACAAACAACTCATCAAAGATATGAAAGAAAAGAACTTTGGTGAAGTCCGTAAGTGGGTCGGTAAGAATAGTGAACTGGGAACAGCACCACTATTCCGTGAGTTATATGATAATGCAATTGTCAATATGCAAGAAGTTAGTATTCCACAACTTGTTCTCATTTTGGCAGATTATCAATACAAAGCAGCATTCGTAGCAGACCAAGAAATAAATATAATGGCAGCACTGACTGAGATTATGGCTCAGTGCAAATTTAAGTAAAGGTATGCTATATGGATCTATTACTACTAATAATTGTTGCTATGGTTTTCGCACGTATTGGATGGTCTCTAAGAGAGTTACATGCAATACAACAAATAAACAAACTCAAAGAAGATGAACCTGAAATAACAAAGCATTTTGAAACTGAATTGGAAGAAATTAAAAAGAAATATCTTCCTATTAAAATTGAGAAGGTAGAACACGGATATTTTGTATATTCAATTCCCGACAATACATTTATGGCTCAGGGAACTACTCGCAAAGAACTAGAAGAAAATTTGGATAAAAGATATCCAGGTAAAAGGTTTGCTGCGACTCCTGATAATTTGAAAGAAGTCGGGTTTGATTCATGAGTCCATTTGATTATATTAATGCAATAAATTTTACGAAGCAGAACCTATTTGAAGATCCCCAAGCACATAAGGATTATAATGCTTGGATCGTCAATAAAGGGTTATCTTATTTTCCAGATACCCTATTGTATGCCAACGAAATGAATCGCCATTATGGGATTCCAAAGAACTGGCAATTTTCGTTTTTACTAAATAGTATTAATAAGAAAAAAAGGTTCAGCAAATGGTCAAAGAAAGAAACCATTTCTGAGTCTTTGCTTTTAGTTAAAGATTACTATGGTTATTCAAACGAAAAGGCTAAGCAAGCATTGGCTTTGTTGTCTGAAGAGCAGTTGGCTATGATAGAACAAAAATTATACAAAGGTGGAAAATAATGACTGTCGAGATGATTTACTACGACTGGACGCCAGAGTCCATGCTTGAAGTGACTTTACCAGAACCAGATAACTTTTTAAAGGTTCGTGAGACACTTACCCGCATCGGGATCGCTTCCAGAAAAGAAAAGAAATTATATCAATCCTGCCACATTCTACATAAGCAGGGTAGATACTTTATCGTTCACTTCAAAGAACTATTTGCTTTGGATGGTAAAGAATCGAATATCACTTCTGGTGATATTGAGAGAAGGAATGCTATCGCATCTCTTTTGGAAGATTGGGAATTGTTAAAGATTTTACATTCTTCAAAAGCAGATCCTAAAGCATCTCTGTCTCAAATTAAAGTGGTCTCTTATAAAGAGAAAGATGAATGGGAATTAGTCCCTAAATATAACATTGGTAAGAAGGTAAAATAACATGATTAAACTTGAACTAACTGTTGACGAATGTAACATGATTCTTCGTGTTCTTGGGAAACACCCATTTGAAGAAGTCGTTGCTCTAATTAGTAAAATTAAAGCACAAGGTGAGCCACAAGTAGAAGAAATTATTAAGCAACAAGAAGCTGCTGCTACAGAACTTCCTGCTGCCTAAATAGTTATATGCATCCCTCGGGATGGGAACTGGTTTGATGGAAGTACCAGCCCCAGAAACACCATCAAGAATTCACCTTAGGACCGCTAAGTTACGAATCGTTGGTAAAGCTGTCAGTACGTTAAGCTGTCGCTGGAACCAGTAACCAGCAACACCTTATGCCTTCGGGGTAAGGATTTTATTAACTCGCTGAAAA